CGGATCTCTCCCTATGACAGGAGAGGGGTGTAGGTGCCATGACCGCTGCCGGTGTGTGATCAAGTATAGGTAGCTATTGAAACCTGTCCCATGTTAGGGGTGGGTAAAACAACACTGTGAAGACCCGTCTAAGAAAAGACGGCAATTGATATCCTTTTCATCTTAGGAGAAAACACATGGCTGCACCTGTTTATGGGCGTCAGTATGTAAGATTTGCAGAAAGTTTCCAGGTCGCTCAAGGCACCGCCGTTAATGAATTCCGTGTGGTCGAACTGACCGCGGCTCCCGGCACCGTACCCCTGCTCGTTCAACAGTCCAACGGCGGCGAATCCGTGGGCGTGGCACAGTTCACGATGAACGACAACGTTCCCGCGACCGGTTTCGCAACCGACGAGACTCGCATGCTGACCGTGGCTACCTCCGGTCTGCTGCTAATTTCCGCCGAGGCCGGTGCTAACGTGCCCGTGGCCGCTGACATCGGTACCGCTCTCGAGGTGAACGCCAACGGTCAGGCAGTGACTAACGCTGCCGGCGCCGCTGTGACTGTCAACGGCACAACCCCGATCATCCGCGAAGTTCTCACCCAAGGCGGTGAGGATTACGTGCTCGTCAGCTTCAGCTAATTTCACCCTGGCATCTAACCTCTTGGGGTTGGTGTAAGTCCAGGGACAAACTATATCTTCTGCAGAAGGAGACTTAAAGTCAATGATGAATCTTCGTGACACCTACGGTGGTGTCGATTGTGAAAACGGTCCCGCTCTTTCGTAAGAAGGATGCGAGAACTGGGTGAATTGCTGGAACCCTGAAATGGGAATCAGCAGCCAAGTTTATCTCGGGTGTCTATTTGTAAAATAGATTGAGATAAAAAGGTTCAACGACTAGGAAGTGAGTGACCCAACAATAACCTTCCCACGAGCGCCCAGCTCCCCTGAGTACACAGAATTCATTTCATCTTTCCTTTATCGCAAAGAAAAACCAGAGGGGTATCACGAACTTCATCACATCATTTCAAGATGTCTTGGCGGTTCTGACGATACTTCAAACTTAGTTTGGCTTACTCCAATAGAGCACCTACAAGCGCATAAGCTGCTTATAGACGCTTTCCCAGAAGAAGTCAAACTTAAGCAAGCCTACTGGTTTATGTCTCATCTAGACGGACGAGAACTTTCTCCTCAAGAATACTTAGACCTACGAACAAAATGTTTAGACGGTCTAAAAACAAACTTAGGGAGAAATTTCTCTGAAGAATGGAGAAAAAACATAGGGAAAGCCCACAAGAACAAAACTATTTCTGAAGAGCATAAGAAACTTAATTCTAAGTTTATGAAGGCTCTGATGGAGAATGATCCGACCGCCCGAGAAAACTCTCGAAAGGGCGGACTAGCTACTGGCAAAATGCTATGGTGGCATAAAGAGGATCAAGTTACAAGATCTCATTCCTGTCCGGGTGACGGCTGGGAAAGAGGTAGAGGGCCCCAAGGAAAATATTTTGCCGCTAAAGGTGGCAAGATGTCTAAAGGAAAAACTCGCTGGTACCGAATTGCAGAAGACGGTATCGTAGAGAGAACCAGGAGTAAAGAATGTCCTGGAGATGGATGGATTAAAGGCGTATTCAAGGGATGATGATATAGTCTGAACTTACGGGAATGAAAACCGTAAGAAGTAAAAGCTAAACTCTTTTACGATAACATACTGCCTATTCTCACAACCCTGGCTCAGGGCTTCATGCTGCCCGAGACCAGCATCGCAAACTTCATTGCCCCTGTGGTGGACACCCCCACCCGCGCCGGTAAAATCCTGCGCTTCGGCAAGGAAGCCTTCGCTATCTCCGACTACCGTCGCGCCTACGGCACCAACATCCCCGCCGTTCAAAGCCGCTTCGACACCGACGCTTACGCTCTCGAGCAAGAAGTGATCGCTTGGGAACTTCCCGAGGAAGTGATCGAGAACGCCGGTGAGGGCCCTGCTCAAGTCGACCTGCGCGCCATTGAGACACGCAACGCTATGTCCCGCCTCATGAACAGCTACGAGGTGACCGTGTCCAATGCGGTGAGCACCACAGGTAACTACGAAGCCGGCAACATTGTCGCCGGTGGTACCCTGGGACTCGGTTACGCTAACTGGACCACCTACGATGCTAACGCCACCACGATCGGCATCTCCTCCGGTGGTGCTAGCTGGGGTGCAGCTGGCAACAACCCCATCGCCGACGTTCTCAACTGGAAGCGTGCCGTATCCAATCAGATCGGTATTCGTCCCAATGGCGCCGTAATCGGCACCGCTGTGTTCGACAGCCTGCTGACCAACGCCGCGATTCTGGATCGCATTCAGTTCACGACCGCCGACTCGATAGACGTGGACGTGCTCGCACGTTACTTCGGTCTCGAGCGCGGTATCCGCGTGGCTGAAGGTCGTCGTCTCGCCGATGACGGCACTCTGACTCCGGTGTTCCCCGAAAACGCCGTGCTGCTGTTCTACAGCCCGCTAAGCGCTTCCGATTCCGTGATGCCCGCAGGTGGTGCCAACGCCGCGACTCCCGCATTCGCTTACACCTACCAGCTGACCGGCACTCCCGCCGTTCGTCCTGAGTACTACATCCGTGAGCGTCGCGTGGTCCGTGCTGAGATCACCGTAGAGCGTGCCGTGAACATCACTGGCATGGGCTCCACTGGCGGTTTCGGTTCTGGCTTCTATATCAACGACGTGTTCGCTTGATCTCTCCTTTACATTCATACTCATAAGGAGAATCTCCAATGCCAGTCATCATTCCAATTCCAAAGTCAGCGTTCATCGTCACCATCTCCGGACTGGAGACGATCTGGACTCAGTTCTCTGGGATCGTGGATACGGCGGAGAGCGGACAGTATGCCAACGGCACCGGTAACCGCATCTACAAAGTTGTGGGTCCTCGCTCCGTGGACGACGTCACCCTCACCGCACCTTACGATCCCGCTCTCGCTCACGCGATCGAGCAGGTTTGGGCAGATTACAACTGCGAGTTCATCACCATCACGGTCCAACCGACGACATGTAACGGCGATAATAGCAACAGCACCCCCTACGTTCTCAGCGGCTGCCAGCTTCAACAGCTGACCGTGGCTGAGATGGACCGGGAGTCCGGCGACGTGGGCACCATCGAACTGGTGTTCACAGTCAATGACTGGACATATTCGTGAGGTACTTAGCCCCATAGTTGGTCCGCTTAAACTTATCCCTTCG